AAAGGCAAGGGCATCTTCTTAGATAACAAAGGCACAGATAATAACAATGGTTCTGACTCTCTCTCTCCTTCCAAAAGTAAATCAGAATCCTAGAGCGATGAAGTTTCTTTTTCTCCGCTTCATCGCTCGACCAAATCGCAAAAGCCCCCCTTTCGAGCCAGGCGGCGTGGCACTGTCCATGTAACTAATGAACTAATTTTTTTTTAATTTTATGAAATATGGTGTAGAAGCAGAAAAAGAACTAATGACCGAACTATGGTCAATGAATATCAAAGATGATCCACTAAACTTTGTGAAATTCGTCTTTGAGTGGGGCAAAGAAGGCACCCCCCTCGAAAACTTTACTGGCCCTCGTAAGTGGCAAGAAAAAATTTTGCGAGATATTGGAATACACATACAAAGAAATCAAAGCGTAGATTTACCAGAAATGTTCCGTCTGGCTGTAGCTAGTGGTCGTGGTATTGGAAAATCCGCTTTGGTGTCTTGGTTAATACTTTGGATGCTTTCGACACGCTTAGGCTCAACCATAATCGTAACAGCAAACACCGAACAGCAATTACGCTCAAGAACCTGGGCAGAATTAGGAAAATGGCTAACTTTAGCCATAAATTCTCATTGGTTTAACAAAACCGCTACCACTATCAGACCAGCACAATGGTTTGAAGAAGCTTTAATTCGTGATTTAAAGATAGATACTGGCTATTACTACGCACAAGCGCAGCTTTGGAGTGAAGAAAATCCAGACGCATTTGCTGGAATTCACTCAAGTTACGGAGTTTGTTTGATTATGGATGAAGCATCAGGTATCCCAGCACCGATTTACAGCGTTTCTGAGGGGTTTTTCTCAGAACCAACAGCTGATAGGTATTGGTTCACGTTTTCTAACCCTAGAAGGAATACTGGCCCATTTTACGATTCTTTTCACAGCAAACGCTCGTACTGGAATCAAGAACAAATCGACTCACGCACAGTCGAAGGCACAGATAAAGAGCTATTCCAACAAATGCTAGAACAATATGGCGAAGATTCAACAGTCGCACGAGTGGAAGTACTGGGCGAATTCCCTCGTGCTGACGATGACACAGTAATTCCAATGGAATTAATCAAAGCAGCTATAGATCGTGACGTAGCTTTATCCGCAAGCGCACCGATTATTTGGGGATTAGATGTTGCACGTTATGGTGGCGATAATTCTGCCCTCTGCGTGCGTCAAGGTAATACAGTTTTAGAAATGAAATCTTTTCAATCTATGGACTTGATGCAGTTATGTGGTGCGATTAAAAACAAATACGATGATTGCACCGCTTTAGAACGCCCACAAGAAATCTTGATTGATGTCATTGGTTTAGGTTCTGGCGTAGTCGATAGACTAGCCGAACAGAACTTGCCTGTGCGTGGGATCAATGTTGCCGAAGCTCCAGCTACGAAAAAAAATTACTTAAATCTCCGAGCTGAGTTGTGGTTTGGGATAAAAGATTGGTTGGCGCAGCGTGATTGCAGACTTCCTAATGATGATGAGCTTGTTTCTGAATTAGCTGCGCCTATCTACAAATATACCTCATCTGGAAAAATAAAACTCGAAAGTAAAGAAGAAATGCGAAAGCGTGGTATCAAATCGCCAGACAAAGCCGATGCGCTCTCACTAACGATGGCAAGTTCGGCTGCTTCCTTTAGTGGCAGTATGTCGTTTATGGGGTATAATTTTAGGCAACCTTTAAAATCTAAAATTATACGCATAGGTTAATCAATGGAAAACGATAAAGCTAAAGAAGAAAATCAAGACGAAGTAATCGACACGCAAGAATTACAGAGCATCTTAAAATCCGAAATGGATGATGCCAAAGACTACATCGACCAAATCGGTGAGTCGAGAGCAGAAGCCACAGAATATTATTTAGGCAACGAACCAGAAGCAAATAGCTCCCTCCAGTCGGAGTTTATTTCTACCGATGTTCGAGATTCTATTTTATTTATGTTGCCCTCAATCATGCGTACGTTTTTTGGCACGAAGAAAGTCGTTGAGTTTGTACCTCGTAATGTTGAGGACATACCTTTTGCTGAACAACAAACCAGTTATGTAAATTATATTATTCAAGAAAAGAATCCTGGTTTTAAAGTTCTCTACGATGCGTTCAAAGATGCCCTTGTCAGAAAGTCTGGCTTTGTCAAAGCATTTTGGGATGACAGTATTTCAGCTGCCACGCACGAATACACCAACTTAACACCAGAAGCGTACATGGCTTTGGTTATGGATGCCGATGTAGAAATCGTCAAAGAGAAAGTTGAAATGCAAACCATGACGATGCTTGATCCTACGACTGGCGAAGAAGTTACGCAAGAAACCCCTGCCAGTTACGATGTTACGATTAGACGAGTCAAGAAAAAAAATCAAGTTTGCATTGAATCCGTACCCCCAGAAGAAGTTTTAATTTCTCGTAATGCGAGAAATATTTATGAAGCGCCTTATGTCGCTCATCGCATGGTAAAAACTGTCAGCGACTTGGTGGCTATGGGGTACGACCGAGAAGAAATGGAACAATATGCAGGTTCAGGCTCGGCTTTAGACGCTGATGTTTATGACGAACTGGAAGCTCGTAATCCTTATGACGATAATGTTTATACCGATCGTGGTGGTTATGGCAACAAGAATGTTTTATACGTTGAACATTATTTATTTTATGACTTAGATGGCGATGGCATAGACGAAAGAATTAGAGTTTGTACCGCAGGCGAAGGGATTAATGTAATCAATGTTGAACAATGGGATGATTTACCGATTGTCATGTTTTGTCCAGATCCAGAGCCACATACTGCAATTGGCTCATGTCCAGCAGACTATGTAATTCCAATTCAAAGAGCTAAATCACAAATCATGCGTGATACTTTAGATTCTTTAGGTCATGCAATTTTCCCAAGAATGGGTGTGGTTGAAGGACAAGTTAATATTGACGATGTACTAAATACCGATATTGGACAGCCAATTCGTATGCGTGCGCCTGGTATGGTGCAACCTTTCTCAGTACCTTTTGTCGGTAAAGAAGCCTTTCCAGTTCTAGGATATTTAGACGAAGCGAAAGAAAATCGTACTGGAGTTTCTAAAGCAAGTGCTGGACTCAATGCCGAAGCACTACAAAGCACCACGAAAGCTGCAGTATCGGCTACTATGTCTGGAGCGCAAGGCAGAGTTGAATTGATTTGTCGTCATTTTGCTGAAGGTGGTATGAAAGAACTCTTTAGCCTAGTCAATAACTTGGTTATCAAACACCAAGAAGGACAAGATATGTTTAGACTGAATAACGAATTCGTACCTGTTGATCCTCGTTACTGGGATTCCGATAAAGATGTTAGTGTCAATGTCGCAATCTCGAAAAACAGCGATGATGAACGTATGGCAGTTTTAAATAACTTAGCAGGCAAGCAAGAACAAATCTTACAACAGCTAGGCCCAAACAATCCTTTGGTTAATTTACAACAATACTCAAACACTCTTACCAAGATGATTGAAATGGCTGGTTTTAAAGATGCCCAAAGTTTTATCAATACGCAAGTGCCACCAATGCCACCGCAACCACAAGAAGATAAACCTGATCCAGCTACTTTATTAGCACAAGCGGAAATCCAAAAAGCACAAGTGCAAGCACAAAAAGCTGTCATTGATGCCGAAACAGATCGTATGAAAATCATTATGGATGATGATAGACAGCGTGATGAAGCCGAAGCTGATATAAGATTGAAAGCTGCGGAACTAGCTGGTAAATATGGCACACAGATTGATATTGCAGAAATCAATGCGTTAATGGAACGTGACCGAGAAACTATCCGACAGATAGCAAAAACTCAATCACAGGGGTTGTTTAAGGATGACTTCAACTTCTCCAATTAAGTTATACCATTTGGAATGTGTGGTTGGAGAACACGTTTATATCGGCACAGACATCAAAGCTCGTAGTTTTGAACAAGCAAAATCATTTATGCAATTTTTATTTAAGGATAAAATAAGCGAAGATACAGAAATATTTTTAATTAAGGAAACGACTTTACACTAATGAAAGATTCAAGATTAAAACGAGCTGGTGTAGCTGGTTACAACAAACCGAAAAGAACGCCAGGACACAAAACCAAATCACATATTGTGGTTGCCAAACAAGGCGACAAAGTTAAAACCATTCGTTTTGGACAACAAGGCGTAAAAACCGCAGGCAAACCGAAAGCTGGTGAGTCGGCAAAACAGAAAGCTCGTAGAAAATCTTTCAAAGCCAGACACGCAAAAAATATTGCTAAAGGCAAAATGTCCGCAGCGTATTGGGCAGATAAGGTGAAGTGGTGAGAAAGTTTAAGAAAGTACCAAAGACTAAAGGTGGCGTACCTAAGAAGTATGTTGCTGGTGCAAAGAACCCAAAGGCAAGGGAGAAAGAAATAAAAAGAACTGCTAAACTATACAAACAAGGTAAATTAACCCCAGCTATGATGAACAGAATATCTAAACAGAGAAGTAAAAGTGGCAGGAAGTAAGCAAGCGACTATAGATAAATATGCTAAGTCTAGTGGTATTTCCAAAGGCACTTTAGCAAAAGTTTATAAACGAGGTCTTGGAGCTTATTATTCTTCAGGATCTCGACCAGGTGTATCTGCACATCAATGGGCAGCAGGCAGAGTACGATCTTTTGCTACAGGCAAAGGTGGTGCGAGAAAAGCCGATGCAGATTTACTCAGACCAAAACGCAAAAAGAAATAACTATGTATCATTCAAAAAAGAAAAAAACTAAAAAATCAAAAACTAAACCTAAAACTAAAAAGAGGTATTAATCATGCCCTACAGCAAATATTCTCCAAAACAAAAGAAGTTAGCTAGAGTAGCTAAACCTCGTAATAAAATTACTGGTGCTGATTTTAAAAAGTTAAAAGCTAAAAAGAAAAAGAAATGAAGAAAAAACTAAAAGCACCTAAAGGCTATCACTTTATGAAGTCTGGCAAGACTTATAAATTGATGAAGCATGAGGGCAAATTCAAACCACATAAAGGAGCTAGTCTAACTGCTGAGTTTGAGGTGCAAAAAACTCATGGTTAAGACAAGTGGACTTTGAGCAATATTATGTTGAAGCATCTCTATTATTAGCAAGTGTCTTAGGTGGACTTGCTCTCAAAGACTATTCTGTTTCTTTTATCAAAGGTCTTAAATTCAAACTAAACTCACAATTCAACGAAGGCGATAAAGTCTTACTCGATGGCGAACAAGCCATGATAATTAAAATAGGCATGGGTACTACTGTTTTTGGTGTATATTCAAAAGATGGTTATACTTGGCGTTACATTAGCAATACCAAGATAGAGAGTTTAAAATTGGAGAAGATAGTTGATAAAGATTTACACGCTGACTCAGCACATGAGAAAGCTATGAAACTTAAAAATATATTAGAGGGCAAAGAAGATGATTGATAAATTTTTTAAACCCATTAGTGATCTGATTGGTAAAGCCATACCTGATAAAAACAAACGTATGGAACTAGAAGCCAGTATCAAATCGCAAATGATTGATTTGCAAAAAGCACAAGCAGACATAAATTTAGAACAAGCAAAACACCCTAGTATTTTTGTTTCAGGAAGCAGACCTGCAATCCTTTGGATTTGTGCATTAGGTCTAGCTTGGCAATTCTTTTTAGCACCTTTACTGAATTGGATAGTAGTTGTTACAGGCTCATCAATTCAACCCCCAATAATTAATACCGAAGGACTAATGACTTTGACTTTATCTTTACTTGGTCTTGGTGGTTTAAGAACTGCTGAAAAATGGAAAGGTGTTGCTCGTAACAATATGCGAGAAGAAAATGTTAAAGACGTACTAAAACCTTGATATGGTTTTTATGACAGAAATACCAGCAGTCTTATCCGATAAGAGCGTTAGGATATTTGAAGGCCCATTGGTTTATGCCAATGACTTTGCCGAAGCCGAACGTAAAGCAAAACAAATGAACAAAGATTTAATAGTCGTAGGTGAATACTACATGGCTGAAAAAGTATTATTTGAAGATGAACTGGGAATTATATAAAAACTTTAAGCCAGAAGAATTTGCTTGTCAGCATTGTGGCAAGGAAGGTATTAAAGAAGAATTACTCAATAGACTGCAAGCTCTTAGAACTTTTTTAAATTTTTCTTTTGTAGTCAGTTCTGGCTATCGTTGTCCAGAGCATCCAATCGAAGCAAAAAAATCTAAGCCTGGTACACATACTACAGGTCTTGCAGTCGATATATTGTGTCGTGGTACAGAAGCATATAAAATTATCAATCATGCACAAGAATATGGTTTTACAGGTATTGGTGTTAATCAAAAAGGCAATAGTAGGTTTATTCACCTGGATATTGCAGATCATTCGGAAGAAAGACCAAGACCGACTGTTTGGAGTTATTAATGGGAAAAGCAACAGTAGCAGAAGTAGATAAGCGTTTAAGCTCGCACGAAGCTGCTTGTGAACAACGCTGGAAAGAAAACTATAGACGTTTGGATGCTATTGAAAATGCTATTACCTCAGTTGATAAAACTCTTAACAAAACACTTAGAAACACCCTGATATTTGTGCTTACTGTATTTGTAGGTGTTACAGGATTTCTACTCCAAGAAATTATTTATCAAGCCATCTCATAAATTATGCCCTCACAAAAAGAAGTATTAGAAGCCAACGAAGCAGAAGTTATTTTAAATAGCGATATATTTAAAAAAGCTGTTGCTAACCTCAAAGAAGAATATTTGCAAAAGTGGGAAAACTCCTCTGAAGCTGATAGCAGCTTTAGAGAAGATTTACACAAAGCAATCAGAATTTTGCCTGAAGTAGAAAAACATCTTAGGATTATTATTGAAAAAGGCAGAATAACTAAGACTCAATTAGACAAGATAAGAAGCATAACAAGATAATAATTGTTGAGCTTTCCTGGTCTTTTAGAGTAAAATTCAAACATTATTTACACAAAGAGGTAAAAACATGGCAATAACGGAAAAACCGACTGCATTACAAAATAATTTAGAACAGGCAGAAAAAGCATTTTCTAACTTACTGACTCCTGAAGAAGAAGCACCAGTAGAAGAAGTTGTTGAAGCTGTCGAAGAATCTGTAGAAGATATTGAGGAAGTTATTGAAGAACCAGAAATGGAACTCGAAGCTGCCGAAGAAGTTGAAGAAACAGAAGAAGAATATCTTGAAGAAGATCAAGATGAGTCACAAGAAGATCAAGTAGAGCTTTTGGATGACGAGCAACCTCAACTTTATACCATTAAACAAAATGGCGTTGAAGTAGAGGTCACACTCGAAGAACTCCAAAACGGCTACAGTCGTCAGCAAGACTATACACGCAAGACTCAAGAATTGGCTAATCAACGTAAAGAGATTGAAAGCCAACAAGCAGAGTTAAGGCAAAAGGATGACATTTATAAGGATTTGTTACCGAAACTTGAAGCTAATTTAAAAGCTGAGTTAGGTGAAGAACCAGATTGGAAAGCTATATATGACGAAGATCCTATTGCTTATGTTCGTGAAAAAGACGTTTGGAACGAAAAACAAAAACGTCTGGAAGCAGCTCAAGCTGAACAGCAAAGAATCAAAGATGAGGAACTTGCTGAACAGCAGAAACAAGTTAAAGAATTTGTTGAGTTTGGCAACCAGCAGTTATTGGAAAAAGTTCCTGAGTGGAAAGATGCCGAAAAAGCTAATTCTGAAAAGATAGCGATTAGGGATTACGCCATAAATGTTTTAGGATTCACGCCACAAGAAATGGATCAAGTTTATGACTATCGCATTTTGTTAGGTTTAAGAAATTCTTGGTTGCATGATAAAACTATCAAAGCAACAAAGAAGAAACCAACACAGAAAGCACCAGCCAGAGTAGCTAGACCTGGTACTGCCAATCAAGTTAGAAAAACAACTCCTTTGAAAAAGTCAAAACAGAAATTAGCTAAATCTGGAAAAATCCAAGATGCAGCTAAAGTATTTGAACAATTAATTTAATTTCTAGCGAAAGCTAGAGGAGTATATAAACATGGCTAAAGTCACAAATGCCTTTGATACTTATACTGCGACTGCTGACAGAGAACAATTAAGTGATGTTATTTATAACATCTCTCCTACAGCAACTCCTGTAATGAGTGCCATTGGAAAAAACAATGTAAAAAACGTGCAATTCGATTGGCAAACTGAATCTTTGCCTGCTGCAAGTGCAACTGGGAAACTTGAAGGTTTTGAACTTTCAAGAGCAGCTTCGACTGCTACAACTAGAGTAAGTAACGTCTGTCAAATCTCAAGCAGAGATGCGACTGTTACTGGTTCACAAAACGCTTCTGATGCTGCTGGTAAAAGAAGTGAAATGGCGCACCAATTAGCTCTTATGGCTAAAGCGTTGAAAAGAGATATGGAAGAAGCCTTAACTCAAAACAATGCTAAAAATACTGGTAACGCTACTACTGCTAGACAAACAGGTGGTTTAGAAACTTGGATCACTACTAACAAGTCTATTGGTACTAATGGTGTTTATGGTGGAAGTGGTGCTGCTACTACTAATGGAACGCAAAGAGCTATTACTGAAGCTCTTGTTAAGACTGTGCAACAGTCTTGTTTCACTAATGGTGGTGAGCCTTCATTATTAGTTGTTGGCCCTCATGTGAAATCAGTTGTATCTGGTTTTACTGGTAGAAGTTCAGCTAGACAGTTTGTAGATGCAAACACTATTGAAGCGTCTGTATCTATCTACTCTGGTGATTTTGGAGAACTACAAGTAGTTCCTTCAAACAGAAGTAGAGCTAGAACTGCCTTACTATTAGATCCTGAGTACGCAAAAGTTTCTTATCTTAGAGATTTTGAAACTATTGACATCTCAACTATTGGTGATGCTGAAACTAAAATGCTAGTAGTTGAATTCGGCCTTGAAGTGAGCAACGAAGCTGCTCATGGAGCTGTTTACGACTTATCTACATCATAAGTTTAATTAAGGGGGGTGAGTAATCACCCCTCTTTTTTAAGATGGCAAGAAGAACAGTAATAGACACTAGAACAAACTTTGTTAGCGAGTTCGCTACAGAAGATGATAAGTTTGTTTATCACACTCAACAAAACGTAGCTCCAATTTTGAAGCACGTTAAAGACTTACAAGAATTAAAACCAGGTAAAGAATTACGTCATGTTGCGGAAGTACCTATGGTAATATATCAAAAAGCTATACGAGAAGGTTGGGCAAACGATAAAGCCAAATGGAAAAAATGGTTGAATGATCCCAACAATAAACTTTTCAGAACTTGGCAAGGTAAAGTATGACTTACGATGATTTAAAAACACAGATAGCAGATTTTTTAAATAGAAGTGATTTGACTTCTAAATTGGATTTTTTTATTGATGCTACCGAAGGGGAACTTAACAGAAGATTAAGAACTAAAGATATGGTAGTTAGAGCAACTGCTACTGCCGATAGTCAATATTTATCTTTACCTACTGATTGGTTAGAAGCTATAAACGTAGAAATTACCTCTGGTGATTTCACACCTTTATTACAACAATCCATAGAATCTTTAGATGTTTATAGAAAAGCTAACGACAATACTTCTGGACAACCAGTTTTTTTCTCTATTGTTGATAAAACTTTAGAGTTAGCACCTACACCTGACACAAGTTATACATTACAATTAACTTATTATGCTTCGATAGCAGCGTTGAGTAGCACAAACACTACCAACTTTGTATCGACTGGACACCCAGATGTTTATTTATATGGTTGTCTAAAACACGCTTCGATCTACTTAATGGAAGATGAACGTGTAAATATGTTTTCTCAGTTGTTTGAAAAAGCACTAGAGGAAATGAGAATGGAACAAGAACGTGCTGAATTTGGCAAAGGCTCTTTAATACCAAGAAGAAGAACTTATGGCAAAGCACACAAAACAACTTATCATTTTAAGAGTTGAGGTAAGATATGTCAGGATTTAGTGATTATTTAGAAGATAAAGTTTTAGACCATGTATTTGGTGGTAATGCTTACACAGCACCAACTACTTTATATGCAGCTTTATATACAGTAGCACCATCTGATACTGGTGGTGGTACAGAAGTTTCTGGCGGAGCTTACGCTAGACAAACAGCAGCTTTTACTGTTTCTGGTACAAACCCTACAACTGCAACAAATTCAGCAGCTATTGAATATCCTACAGCTACAGCCAACTATGGAACTGTGGTTGCTGTTGGTATTTTAGATGCTTCTTCAGGCGGTAATTTATTAGCTTACTCTACTTTAGATTCCTCAAAGGTCGTAAGTAGTGGTGATGTTTTTAGATTCAATGCTGGAGATCTTGATATAACGCTGGCGTAACATCATGGCCAGTATCGGCTATAATCAGGGTTACTACAGTAGATCCAAATATAACGACTTAGCACATCAAGCTGAAGCCACAATAGCTGGCGTTAGCGGTGTTAGTGCGTCTGGCGTTATCATCAAACTTGGTGCAGGTACTATTGCAGGTACAAGTGGTTTTAGTTCAGTAGGTACACAGATAGATTTAGGTACAGCAACGATTCAAGCTGTATCTGGTTTTAGTTCTGTAGGTACACAAATTGACGCTGGTAAAGTAACTATGGCTGGCGTTTCTGCCTTCAGTTCTGCTGGTCGTTTAGTTATTGCTGCTTCACAAACTATCGCAGCAACTTCTGGCTTTACTTCAGTCGGTACACAAATAGATCATGGTACTGCTACGCTTGCAGCAATCTCTAGTTTTAGTTCTATTGGTGGGTTAAAATGGACAGACCAAATAGTTGCAGCAGATACTTGGACAGAACAAACTGTAGCAAGTGATACTTGGACAAACCAAACAAATCCGACAACTACTTGGACAGATTTAGACGAACAAGAAGTAGCGTAATATGGCAGACACAACAACAACAAACTTATCACTTATAAAACCAGAGCCAGGCGCAGCCGAAGATACTTGGGGTATTTCTTTAAATACTGATTTAGATACGATTGATGCAATATTTAGCGCAACAGGAACGCCAGTTTCATTAAATATTGATGGTGGAGATATAGCATCTGCTGTTGTAATTAACAAATCGCCAGTCATAACATTAGGTGGCGATCTTTCTGGAAATGCTACTTTAACCAATTTGGCTAGTGCTACTTTAACTGCAACTGTTGGTACTTTAAATCAAAGCACTACAGGCAACGCAGCTACCGCTACAGCTTTACAAACTGCCAGAACGATTGGTGGGGTATCTTTTGATGGTACAGCAAATATAGATCTTCCTGGAGTAAATAGTGCAGGTAATCAAAATACATCAGGCAATGCTGCAACAGCAACTGCTTTAGCTACAGGCAGAAACTTTTCTTTGACTGGTAATGTTACTGCTAATGCAGTTTCTTTTGATGGCACAGGTAATGTTGCTTTAGCAACTACCCTTGCTGATAACACAGTAACTTCTGCTAAGTTAAGTGGTGCATTAACTACACCTTCTGATCTAACTGTAGGCGGTGCTTTTACTTCTCAAGGTATAGACGATAATGCTGATGCTACTGCTATTACGATTGATAGTTCAGAACGAGTTGGTATTGGCACTACAAGTCCTAATGAGAAATTAGAACTTGCAGGTAATCTTACACTTACACCAACTACAAAAAATAACTCCCCTTCGGCAAGTGCGACAATATCTGATATTAATTTTGTTGGAAGAACAGACAATACTGTTGTAGCAAAGATACAAGCAATACACAATGATAACGCAAATGGAACTGATGGTCAGATTCTTTTCTTTACTGCGGATAATACAGCAAGTGCTGCTGCAGCAGAAAGAATGAGAATTGATTCTGCTGGTGGCGTTTTAATAGGAAAAACAGCTGATAATCAAGCATCTACTGGATTCCAAATAACAGGTAGTAATTTACATAACGTCACAAGCACAAATTCAGGCACAGGTTCTTCTACCTATATGGTGCATGATGGTAGTGGTCTAAATTTTTATGTAAATTTTACAGGTCAAGTATTTTATAGAGTTGGTTTAACTAATTTATCTGATCAAAGATTAAAAGAAAATATTGTTAATTTAGATAAAGGTTTAGATGACATATTAAAAATCAAACCAAGAAGATTTGATTGGATAGAAGGAGAAGGCGAAAAAAATCAAACAGGTTTTATTGCTCAAGAAATAGAAGAAGCTGGTTTAGAGGAATTGGTTAGTCATTATAAAGGTG